TTCAGTTATCGCACTTCTTGAAACTCTTACTGCTGTTGATGTTCCAATTCCTACAGACAAACTTGGATTAACCGTCAACTCAACAAAATCATTTACAGACAATTGATGTGATGTTGATACTGAAACAGTTGCTTTTATTTTTTCAACTTTTCCAGTTATTTGACTGTAAGATGACTCAAAAGAATATAAATCATCATCATCACCACCACTATGATAGAATAATTCACTAGAATTTAAACTAGTTTTTAATCCAATTAGATTGGATCCTTTATTAATTACAAAAAGATCGGATGGCAAATTGCTTGTGTTTACACCGTCGGTGGAAATTAAAATATTAGTTCCATTAGTGGTGTATGTGATCCTCTGGTTATTTTTAAAAGGATGGTTTTCAAGGTATATTGACTTACTAGGTATCCCTCTAGTAACTCCAGATTTATCACCAAAATCAAAGGTTGATAAGTGATACTGACCTGGTGTTGTTCCAAATCCAACAGATTCTGTTGGATTGAAGAAAACTTTATCGTTTACTTTTGAATCAAAGAAATCAACTTGACTATCAATCGTAAATGAATCTGGGAGGAATGATATGGAAGAATTTTCATTGTGTGATGTTCCTGTCAACCCCCTCTCAACTCTTATGATATTCTGATTCTTAAATAGACCCAAAACCTTTAAAGTTTCAGATCCTATTCCAATGCTACTTCCCACTGAAATATTTTCAGGAATTCTTGAGACATAAATTTCAGTTCCACCAATACTTGCAGTAGATGGAATTGAAGAAATAGCGACAGAATTCTTAACATCTACATTTATTTTATGAACTCCATTTAGTGAGGATAAACTTGTAGAGAAACCAGAAATAGAAACATAATCATTATCATTTAAAGTGTGGTTTGGAGAAATTGTTACTTTTATCTTAGATCCATCAACCCAAGTGAATACTGAATCTTCATATGTACTCACTGTTGTGTTTATTTCTGTTATCTCCTTACCTTCAACAAAAGAAATGGACGAGTAAGCTCCGCCACCATCTGTACCAGAGTTATCAAAATTGAGAATATCATTAACTTTATATCCCGTTCCCGCATTTTTTATAACAAAACTTTCCACACCACCTCGTGTAACAGACTCAACTACAATTTTCTGACGAGTGATGTCATCTATTTCCGAAATAAAATCATATCCCGCATTATTGTCTGAAACTTTATATGGTAAAGTATTTCTTAGTAAATTAGTATTAGTAAAATCAAATGTTTGATCTAATGTTGTATTCTCATCTAATGTCTGAGATTTGTATGAATTTCCAATAAAGTATGGGAATGTTGGAGTACCAGATGCATTAATTGATGCAAAATATGCATAAACTCCGTTTGGAAATTCTGGAGTCTTACCAAATCTTCCATTATATTGATCCAGATTCCCAGAATTTGTAAATCTGTAGTCCTCTACAAAAAATCCAGATGTAAAACCAGAGGGTCTATCAACATATGATGTATCTAAAGTATACCCTGATGATAACCTTGCTATTGACGATGAAATGTTTTCAGGATCCGAGTATCCAAAAGGACCATAAATTGGATTCCCATCATATGCCCATCCAATAATTCCCGATATATTTCCAGAACTTTCTCCGAATGAATTTCTTAAACCGTCAAAATAACCAGATACTGTGTACTTTAACTTATTGTTAGATTCTAATAATATTTCATTACCAAATTTATAATTATTATTTACTGTAAGATCTCTAATTTTTGGAGACAGAACTGCGTTGATTCCAGCCGCTTTTACCAAAATGGAGGTGTCAGTACTTGAATAACCAATACCAGTACTTACTACAATAACATCAGTTATCTTTCCATTAGTGATGACTGGTCTAAGTTTTGCACCAGATCCAGATCCACTCAAATCATTTACAATTAAATCTGGAAGAGAGTAGTATTCTTCTCCACCATATTGTATGTTTACAGAAACAATTTGACCATTAACAACATTTGGTATCAATGAAGAATTTTTACCATTTTTAATTGTTAATGATGGAGTATCCTCATAATTTAAAATCGTAGAACCATACCCAGTTCCATTTTCATAGAGATAAACATTCTCTATAGATCCTCTGATAATTGGTGTTGTAACGATCTCTTGGTAAGTTTGAGTACTGGTTCCAAAACCAACTGGATTATATTTTACGGTAACGGAAATTGAAGGATAAGCAAAGTATTGATATCCAGATCCAGTATCAGAGAATTTTGCATAGTTTTCTCTATTAAAGTCTGATGTACTAGTTCCACCAACTCCAGCATTACAAATTCTAAAAGAATCATCATCAACTTTTAAAATGTAATATTGATTTGATGTTGACAGACCAGATATACCACTAGTTTCATAATCATAGGTTACAAGATCTCCAGTATTAAATCCATGATTTGCAAAATTAACCGAATTATTAATTGTAGATATTCCGGAACCTTTAACAATTAATTTTCTGTTAGTATATCCACTACCACCATCAATTATCTTTATAGAAGATATTGTATTTTTTGGAGTTACAGTGCTGAACTTGTGTATCCCTTGAGTTCCAGTAGAAAATCCAACAGAATTTGAATCTGAATTATAATCTGTCAATGATTCAAACAATCTAACGGTATTATTATTTTCAACTTTTACAAAATAAGACGCATTGTTTATTAATGTGGACGTTCCTATTCCAATTACAACTTGAGAATTTCCATTTGAGTTATATACTACTTGCTCTCCATTGTTTAAGTTGTGGTCATTTAAAAATGTAATTCTATTTCCTGTTGTACTAATTCCACCACCAGTTTCTAACGTTCTTCCATCAAAAGTTATGTCTCTAGATCTTTTAATGACTACTGGTTCTAATATTGCACCAGAACCATTTCCACCAGAGATATCAACTGAAACAACTTTGTCTATATCATAATTTTGAGAATCTATATAAACTTCTTTAATGGATCCACTTATTACTGGTTGTGCTAATGCACTGGAAGATCCTGAAGAAATTGATATTGTTGGCAAATTAATAACATCATAATTTTCTCCACCACTCAATACATCTATTGATTTTAAAGGACCATAGTAAACTTTATCTAAAGACTTATAGTTTCCAATTTCCACACCATTGATCAACATTCCTGTTGTTCCAGGAATTGTTTCTTTTCCAGGATTTCTTATTTTTGACTTCAATGGGAATTTTTTAAGTGTTTTCTGAATACCAATTTCAGATGATCTTTGTGAATATAATGTAAACGTTTGAAGATCAAGTCCAGAATCTGGAACACTAAATTTTAAGAAAGAAGATCCACCTATAAATGAACTCGAAGAATATAAACGAATTCTTTTATTATTTGATGGAAGTACTTCAACATAATAGCTACCAGTATCCAAACCAACAAGTGGTGTTGAATTTGGTTGATAATAAATCCTGTCCCCTGTTAAGAATGGTGCAGAATCTGAAAAACCTATTGTACTATAATTACCATCTGAATCTGCATCAAAAAGATTACTTTCCGAAGATATTCCAGCACTTTTAATGTTGCTCGTTATTGTGTATCTGTATGGATAGGAAAATCCTGAAATGTTTGATGATGGTAAAGAATTGGATGCGACATATGAGAAATCTTCACCATCTGTATAGAGATTTTGTATGTCTGAAGTAATCGCATCATTTCCATATTCAATAGAAACACCAGAACTACTAGCAAAGTTAGTCTTTCTTCTTAAATCATATACTTTGCTGGAATCAACTGTAAAAGATCCCTCTATCTTTACAGTATTATCTGAAATAATTTGACTAATATGTGGGTTGTTGTTCTCAGGTGCTAAAATTTCTGTATCTCTTTCTAAGAGTTCTACTCTGTCTCCAACCTTTAAACTGGATCTGTCAATGCTACTTCCCAATACATAATTTGATCCTATTTCAGATACCTTGTACCTAGCAGAAGTGTTATATATCCACGAATTTGCAAATACTTCTTTATAGGTTTTGTTTTGTGGGTTTTTGATTAAATCGCCAACATTTTTAATTGTTATAATATCACCTTCAGAAACATTAATATCCTCCGATGTTGGTACAAAATCGGATAATACTCCCAGAATTCTAAATTCTACTTTTTTGGTAGTATCACCATCTTCATAACCAAAGTAGGTGTCTGTATTTCTGACTAACGAATTTTTTGATATATTCTCATTAATGCCAGAACATCCTAAAAATTGATTAATTGATTTGTCGGTGTAAGTGATAGTATTGTTTCCAGATACTAATGTGCCACTCTGTGGAAATCCTAAAGTGGAATCGACTGTAATTACTGACGAAGATACTGATGATGCACTAACAGTTTTTGTATTTGGAGTGATTGAGAAATTTCCTTCAATAGCGGAAAATTCATTGTTCCCCACAAACAAATATAATTTATAATATTGTTCGGAATTTCTATTAAAAGGTTCTATGGATGAAACTGAAGCACTAGTACTATCATCTGTTGATTTTTTTACGGTTTGCCCCAGAAGATTAAGGGGGTTATCACCAGATATTACTTCTACAATTACTACTTCTTGTCTCTCATATTTTGATGATGAAGGTTTGATTAAAAATTCTTCTAAATTTACAATCTTTGGATTTTCATTATACAAAACATTAAATAAAATTCTAAACGATTCATCAGTGCCTTTTGCTTTGTAAAAAGAATTTAATTCCTTTAAAAAATTTCCTACATTTAATTCTGATGCAAAGTCAGTTTTCTCAAGACCTGGTGCAATGGTATACTTTAATTTTTGATAGAACTCTTTTAAAAATAGTGAACTTAGATTTTGGACACTAGAATTTGAAGCGTGCGATGCTGCAGAAGATGATGTAAAAGTTAGTTCTTCTTGATTTAAATCTTGGTGGTAACTAGTAATTCCACTGAATCCACGAATACATCCAGTAAAAGTATTTCCACTTATTCCCGTATACGTAATAATCTCTTCATCAATCTTCAATAATCCATATTTTTTTGGAAATCCTTTAGTACTTGATACTTGTATTTCACTATCAGAAGATGAGATGCTGGAAGATAATATAGAGCTGTCTACTACTACTTCTGGTGTAAGATTTTCTATCTTAAGATATTGATCTAAATTTTCGGCAATATCTATTGATCCGCCTTGATATTCCTGAGAAATATAATATTGCTTTAAAAACTCAGACGCATTTGGAGATTCTTCCAATATAAAACTTGGAAGTTGGCTCTCAATAATTTGCTGAACTTTAACTCTAGAATCAAATCCAGTCTGTATCATATTAGTTTCTTGCTAAATTCCCGTTTGAGTAACTTGATGTATAATAATCTCTAGTGAATACATTTCCTGTTATTTCATCGCCAGAGGCAATCACATCTCTTACCATATTTATTGTGCTTTTTGAAACATCAAAAGATAGGTACAAATCTGTTAATCCCACAACATCATTAGATTCTGGGAATGCTTGTATCTCAATGATTCCGTTTTCTTTAGTAGTGGATGTTATATTGATTGTACTGAGAATAATCTCACCTTTTTCATAGTCAACTGTTCCAGCATCTTTAATAACAGTGGTTCTATTGCCAGTGCTATCCATTTTAACTACAGAAATAACACCCGTCTTCACATTAAGATTAGTTGGTCTGGTTAAAAATAGATTTCCAGCATCACTAACATTTGTTATATCCCTTCCACCAGAAGCAATTGTGGGAGTATCTGTAAGATATACTGTGGAAGATTCGCCAGAAATTTTAAATCCTGTGGATTTGATATTAAGTCCGGTAGGATTTACATGAAATCTATTTCCAAAGCATAATTCATATTGGGCAAATTGATTTAAAGATGCCTTTAGATCTCTCCTTATTTTAACTTTAGTAATGTTAGAAGTGATTGCAGTATCAGTATCATCAATTACTCTGAGAACCTTACTATATTTGAATCTACCACCAAACTTATTAAGATCTAATGATTCTGAGTACTTTGTCAAACCATTTAATACTCTCGTTTTTAATGAATCCGCACTAGAAACTTGCGTGCTATTATAATAGACTGATGAATCTATCTCAACATAAAGAATCTTAAGATCTACTATTCTTGGATTGATACCAGAAACAGTGTATTGTTTTAACTGACTTAATATTCTTGACTTATTAAAATCAGAGACAAAACTTCCGTTCTTTGGTTTAATACTCAATAAAACATTTCCATACTCTGGCGGATCTAATTCTTCTCCACCAACAACAGCGACGGATTCAGTTTCTGGATATATCCTTTTTATGATAGCTTCATAATCACGTGAAGTAACGGCTCTGTTTTGTGCCGAATACATTCTTGGTGCATAGTATTTGATAGAATTAATTGGTTCAATACTAGAACCATTTTGAGATGCCTGGTTTGTCGTTATTGTAATATTTCCAGGATTAATCAGAGTGTTAGAGGCAGTTACAATGCTTCCCGAGAAAGAAAAGACGCTGGCACCATTTCCCTCTTCACCATCAGAAATAATATAATTTGCGGTTATAACAGTTCCATCACCACCAACTTGATCTCCAAGTTTTTTTCCAATTATTCCATCGCCAAATCTTATCTCATATTTTTCATCTTGAACTTCTTGCAGAATATAAATTCTAGAATTTCCATCAGTTTGTAAAATATTGTCTATTCCGGCATACTCAATACCCAATCCACTTTCTGTTGTTTTTCTAACATAAACCGATAATGTTGAGGTATCGATAAAAGAGTTATCGAGAATAAATCTTTGGTCTAAAGATCCATCATAATCAAATCTTTTTGTTAGATATGTTCCTTGATAAACGTCTATGTTGCTAAAGGATGCCACACCATCAACTACAGTCGCGGTTATGTTTTCTGGTATGGAGAATGTATAGGTAGTATCATTTGCATTCCCTACGCACACCAAACCCCTCTGTAAGGTCAGTGTAGGTGTGTTTTCGCTAGTTGATACAGTAAAGGATATCGTCGCCCTTGCTGCGGTTCTAGAGCGTGGTGTATAACCAATATTTCTTGCTAAAGAAACGACATTCTCACGGAGTGTTGCCGAGTCCAGGAAGGACTCATTAACAATCATGTTGGAGTTAAATGCCGTAATATAAGTGTTATATGCTAATGTATCAATTAGTACAGAAAAGTTTGATCCCTCAAAATCAAAGTCACTAAATGTGCTGTTAGCACGAAGATAGTCCTTGATTGAGGTCTTTATCTGATCAAAATCTAGATTTGTAAACTTAGTAAAAGGCATATTATCTTGCTGCCTCTAGTAGGAACGAATATTCTTGTGTCGGAAACTCCTGACCCACAATATCAAATATTACAGTAACCTCAAATTCGTTTAAGTCTGGACGAGGATCAACGAGAACCTGAAGATTTTCAACTCTTGGTTCAAAATTTTCAATCGTAATCTCAATTTGTTGCTGAATTACCGAAGCAGTACCAAAATCAACAAACTCAAATAAACTTGAACGAACTTCAGAACCAAGAAGAGAGTTAAAAAATCTCTCAGTTGGTATGGTTTCTACCAAATTTCGTACAGATCTTCTAATTGCATTCTCATTTTTAAGGATTGGTAAGTCCTTTGTCACAGGATGTGGTTCAAAGGATAAACTAATATCTTTAAATGATCTTGATATCCTTTGAACCGCCATTTTGGTTAGAGTTTTCTGAACTTATTTATACCTCAGTTCCATAAGAAGGTTCGGTTCCATACTCCCAATCATCATAATCATCGTCATTGCGAATTTTTTCGTGCAATTCCGTCTGTTTTTTAAGATCATGGCGTGGTGCAAGGTCGTGCATTACCTCTGTGATCACTCTTTTTGGTTTTTCTTGCATTGATCCATAATCTGAAATGAGTTTTGTGGTTCCCCACATCTCTCTCATGTACTCTGTGTTTCTATCTACAGGTAAATTTCCCATTTTAGCTCCTGTTTTTTGGCAAAAACAGAACTTTTAGAGGGGTTGCTATCCCTTATCAGTATTTATTTTTCTTTCCTGGGCAGTTTTCCAGTGATATTCATCTTCATCGCCCATACCAAGACGATCATAACCACATTCTACCTGATAATATTGAGTCGAAACCTTAAAATCTGGCATCTTTGGTTCCGCAGGCGTCAAACTATTGTCAAAAATACGTAATCTATTATTTGGATAGAGTGCATATTGCCCATTTTTCAGTTCAATAAGGTTATGAGACTTGTGTTCGGCAGGATTTTCACTTGTTGCCCAGTCT